AACAAAGAAGAACTGCAAAATAAAATAGATAATTATTTTAAACAATGTGATAACGAAAATGAACCATACACAGTAACAGGACTAGGTTTAGCGTTAGACATGAGTAGGCAAGATTTAATTAATTATAGCAATAAAGAGGAGTTTTTTGACACTATAAAAAAGGCTAAACAAAAAGTAGAAAACTATTTAGAAAAAAGATTAATAAAAGATAGCAGTGCAACTGGTATTATATTTAATTTAAAAAACAACTATGGCTGGAAAGACAAACAAGAAAACATTAACATAGAAACCAATTATGAGCAATATTTAAAAAAGGTTGAACGGAGATGAGTATTAATACAAAATCTTATATAGAGAATTATATTAAGATACGAGATAAAAAAGGTAATGTAATACCATTAACATTAAATGAACCACAGTTAAAGTATTATAATGTAATTAAAAAATTACACGAACAAAGAAAGCCAATTAGAATAATAATACTGAAAGCTAGACAAATGGGATTTAGCACAGAAACAGAAGCTATTATATTTAAAAATGTAGTAACACATCACAATTATAATGCTCGGTATTGTTGCTCATAAGGAACAAAGTACAACTAACCTATTTGAAATGTCTAAAAGAATGTTAGAGTATTTACCAGATACAATTAAGCCAGAACAAAAGAAGTCTAATGCAAAAGAATTGGTATTCAATAATCAAAATGGCACTGGGTTAGATAGTAAGATTAAGTGTATGACAGCAGGAGGAAAAGGGATAGGACGTTCTGATACTTTTACAGCATTACATTTAAGCGAGTTGGCGTTTTGGGAAGGCAATAAAAAAGAAATCATGACAGGTTTACTACAAGCAGTACCGAATACACCAGAAAGTATGATTATAATAGAAAGTACAGCTAATGGTTTTGAATATTTTAAGGATATGTGGGATAGAGCAGTTGCAGGAAAAAGTGACTTCTATCCTCTTTTTATCGGATGGAATGAGTTACAAGAGTATAGTATGCCTTATACTGGATTTGAATTAACAAAAGAGGAGAAGGACTTACAAAAGCAATACAATTTAACACTAGACCAATTAACTTGGCGTAGATGGTGTATTGAGAATAACTGTTCTGGAGATATCAATCAGTTTAAACAAGAGTATCCTATCTGTCCAGAAGAAGCCTTTTTAAGTACAGGGCAATGTTATTTTAATAAATTAAATATTATTAATAGAGTTAATGAAGCACCAGAACCAATGGCACAGGGAACTTTTAATTGTTACTATGATGGTATAAGGATAAGGGGACAAAAGTTTCAAGAAAGAGAAGATGGAAATATTAAGATATACAAATATCCAGAGAACAGAGTACCATATGTTATTGGTGGAGATACGGCAGGAGAAGGAAGTGATTATTTTACAGCTCATGTAATTAACAATACAACAGGGGAACAAGTAGCTGTTTTAAAACAACAGTATAACGAGATTGAGTATGTAAAACAAATATATTGTCTAGGTATGTTTTATAATCAGGCTATGGTTGGGTTAGAGAATAATTTTAGTACCTATCCTACACAGAAATTAACAGAACTTAATTATCCTAATCAATATGTCAGAAAGAAAGAGGATACTTATAATACAAAACATGAAAAGAGTTTTGGTTTTAAGACAACGACTATTACAAGACCATATATATTAGCACAATTACAGGAAATAGTGCATGATAATATAGAGGTTATTAATGATAAAGATACTTTAAGGGAAATGCTTACATTTATTGTTAATGAAAATGGTAGAGCAGAAGCGGAAGTTGGCTATCATGACGATTTAGTCATGGCTTTAGCAATAAGTTATTATATAAGGACACAGCAAGACATGAAAAAGACAGATAAAAATTCTAACTATATGGATATAGAGGAACAAATCAATAAAACATTTGGATTTGAAGATAATGTAGAAGAGGACTATGGAGACGACATAGTTCCTTTTTAATTTGGAGGAAATTATGAATTTAATATACACAATTCTATCAATAGGTTGTTTAATATTTGGATTTTATGTTGGTTTTAGGGTTGGAAAGGATAGAGAAATTCCAGAGGCACCAAAAGGAATGATACATCCAATTGAAACAATAAAAGAACACAAAAAGGAAAAAAGTGACGAAAAAGAACAAGACGAAAAGCTAAAAGAATTACAGCAAGATTTAGAAGAGTTAGATGCTTATGATGCTGGAATTATATAGTTGGAGGTAAAAATGAAAAAGCAAGAACAAAATATTACAACCGTTTGGGAAGAGTATCAAAGAGGGGTAGATTACAATTATCAACAACAACTGTATGAAAAGAGTAAAAGAAATTATAATTTTTACCACGGAAATCAATGGGAAGGTATTAAGCTTTCTGGTATTCAACCGATTACATTAAATATTATAAAGTCTATTGTTAAATATAAGGTGGGAGTAGTAAAGACTAATACATATCAAATTTATTTTAATAGCGAAGCTTGTGAGACGCAGGAAGAAAAAGAAAAGGTAGAAGATATATGTAATATGCTTAACAGATATGCTAATCGCTTATGGGAAAAGAATAAATTAAATAAAATAGTTAGAAATTGTATAAACGATGCTTGTATTGACAATGAGGGGGTTATTTATTTTTATAGTGACCCAGACCCAGATAGCAACAATATTCTTTGTGAACAAGTAAACAGAACTAATATTTACTATGGAAATGAAAACGATGATGATATACAAAATCAACCGTATATTATTATTTCTTTTAGAAGAACTGTTGAGGAAGTAAAAGATGAAGCTAAAGCAAATGGAATTAGCCAAAAAGAAATTGACTTGATAGTAGAAGACCAAGATATAGAAGAACAGTCTGGAAGAGATAAGCGAACTAATGAGATTTCTCCTATGTGTTTGGTTTTATTAAAGCTATATAAGAAGGATGGAAAAGTTTGGGCGAAAAAATGTACTAAGTTAGCAACAGTAATGAAAGACGTTTGTTTGGATATTGATTTGTATCCAGTGGCTCACGTGTTATGGGAGAGAGTAAAAGGTAGCAGTAGAGGGCAAGGAGAAGTCGAGTGGCTTATTCCAAATCAAATCGAGATTAATAAGACGGCTACTAGAAGGGCTTTGGCTATTAAGATGGTAGCTTTTCCTAAGTTAGTAGCCAATACAAAGTACATTTCTAATACAAAGGCATTAAGCAAAGTTGGAACGACAATTGAGGTAAATGAATTTAATGCAGATGATGTTAATAAGGTTGTTAATTATTTAAAGCCAGCAGCTATTAGTAGTGATGCTTACAACTTACAAAAAGAGTTACAAGAGGAAACACAAAACTTAGCTGGTGCAAGTGATACAGCAACTGGTAATGTTGACCCAACGAAGGCGGCGGGAAAGGCAATATTAGCAGTGCAACAGGCTTCTCAACAGCCAATAAATGAACAGGTAGAAGCGTATAAGGATTTTATAGAGGATATTGCTAAGATTTGGTTTGCTATGTTAAAAGCTAATAGTGTAAATGGAATAACTCTAGTAAGAGAAGAAAAGGACTATGCTAACAATATAACGAAAGAAGAAATGTACAATATATCTTACAAGGAATTACAAAAATATGTTTTTGACATTAGGATAGATATTACGCCAAACAGTCCTTTTGATAAGTATGCTATTGAACAAAGTCTAGGAAATCTTTTGACGTCTGGACATATTACCTTTGAAGAGTATGTAAAAGCATTGCCAGAAGATTCAGCAATGCCAAAATCAAGTTTGAAGGAAATCTTGAAAGATAGAGAAGAAAAGGAAAATGTATTTAATCAAATTGAGAAGACGGCTAATGCTTTGGATAGTGCGATGCAACAAGTTATGACAGAGCAAGAAATGAATAATGTAGAACAAACTGGTGTCAATCCAGAACAATTAGATATGATAAATCAAGGACAAGTTCCAGTAGAACAGGTTTAAAATTAGTTATTTTCGTTAGAGAGGTTATGCCTCTCTTTTATTAATATATAGCCCAAAACTATGATGGCTTTAAAAGCTGAAGGAATTAATAGTCGACGGACTTTAAATGGGAGGTAACATATGCCAGAAGATAATCAAAATATGGGAACTGAGGAAACTTTGGAAGGGTTAGAGGTAAAGGATACAGCTAACGAAGAAGTGAAACCAGAAAAGACTTTTACTCAGGAAGAACTAGATAGGGTAGTAAGACAAGAGAAGGCGAGATTTGAAAGGAAATATCGTAAGGAAGAGGAAAGCAAGCTAAGTAAGTTCAAGAAATTAGAAAACGTACTAAGGGCAGGACTAAGTCTTAGTGACGAAGACGATGTTTTGAGTAAGGTTGAAGACTTCTACAAAGAACAAGGAATAGATATTCCAGATAACAAAAGTGTTAATAAAAAAGATGCTGAAATCTTAGGAATAGCAGATGCACAAGAGGTTATTGATACTTTTGATGACACAGAGATTGAAGCTAGAGCAAATGAACTAGCGGATAAACAAAGTAGAGGGAAAACTTCTGAGCGAGAGGATGCAGAGTTTTTTAAGTTAGGGCAATACCTAACAGGAAAATTAAAAGAAAAAGAATTAGAAACCAGCGGAATAGACGTGAGCGTTCTTAAGGACAAAGGGTTTAAGGATTTTGCTGATAAGTTTAATAGTAATATGAAAATAAGCGAAATCTATGAGTTGTGGGAGAAAGTGAATAGTAATACACCAAAGAAACCTGTAAGTACTGGAAGCACAAAGTCAACAGTAGCAGATAATCAGGTTAAGGAATATTACACGCCAGATGAAGTGGACAAGCTTTCGAGCAAAGAGTTAGATAATCCTACTGTCTTTAAAAGAGTGCGTGAGTCTATGAAACGTTGGTAAAAAGAAAGGAAGATGTAATATGAGTTACGCAAATTTTAAACCAACTGTATGGTCAAAATACATACAACATGAATTACCAAAATTCACAGTGTTTAAACAAGACTGTGATTATAAGTTTGAAGGAGAAGCAGGGCAAGGGAAAAGGGTTAAAATCCAAAATGTGGGTAGACCTACTGTTAAGACCTATGTTCCAGGGAAACCAATTGATGACCCAGAAAATGTAGGAGAAACAAGTGCTTATTTGGATATTGACCAATTTGATTATTTTAATTATGGTATGGATAATATTGATAAAGCACAAGCACAAGATGGGGTAATGGAAGCATTACAAACAGAAAGTACAAGAGCACTGGCAGAAAAAGAAGATATTTTCTGTGCTACCCAGATGGCTAAAAATGCTGGAATTAAAACAGCTTCTACTGAGATTGCAGATGAAGTAGCAGCTAAAAAGGCTGTTGATGAATTGTTTGTAAAATTATGGAATAATGGTGTAAGTGCAAAAGATGATGTTACTATGTATCTAACGCCTTGGTTCTATATGTTATTCCAAAATAAATTAATTGAATTAAAAACCAATAATGATGATTTAATTGCCAAAGGTGTTTTAGGATTGTATAACAATGCTAAGATTAAAATGACAAATAATGCTTATAACGATGGAACAGATGACTATATTATTCTAAAAACATCTAAAGCTTTTGTTTATTGTAATGGTATTGATAAGTTAAAACCTTATGAACCTGAAAAAGGTTTTGCAGAAGCGATTAAAGGTTTAAATACCTATGGTGGTAAAATGGTAAGACCAAAAGAGTGTGCCGTTTTAAAATGTCATCAACAAAATTTAAAGAAAGAGGTAAAATAGTATGGATAAAGCGACAAATTCAATAATAGTAAGAAATGAAGCTACTGTATTAGAGGATGCAGTAGCTTTAAAAACGACAGGGCTTGCGATTGATTATTCTAATAAGTCTTGTGGTAAAATTTTAATTTTAATTAGCAATACAGGTTCTGCTGCTAAGAAAGCTACGATTGTAAAAGGCGACTCTTTACAAGGGACAGAGGATATGGAAATCTCTGTAACAAATGGAACAACAGCAGGTATTGTAATTGAGTCTGGTAAGTTTGAAAATGTATCTGGAGATAACAAAGGTTATGTAGTTATCAAAGGCGAAGATGCTACTAGTTTAAAGGTACAAGTAATAGAGTTACCATAGTTTAAGAGGCGAATAGCCTCTTTTTATATACAAGTAAAGGTTTTTGCTAGTTCGATTCTAGCGACTTGGGAGGAATGAATTATGACTTATGGAGAAAGTAAGAAACAGATATTAGCATTGATAGAAGAGTATGCACCGAATAAAGATATGAATAGTTTTACAGAAGATGAGGATATTGCACTGAGACTACCTCATTTGTTTGATTTGGCTTATCAAGAGTTGTCTCAAAATAAGAAGATTGTTGCGAGTAAGTTTTACCCAGAGAAGGAAGAAAAAGTGGATAAGTACACGTCTTATACTTTGCCAAGTGATTTGTATCAAATAAAAAGTGTGTTTATGTTAGATGAAAATAATAAAAAAGGTAATGCAGATTACTATACGGTGGGTAAAAATAAGATATATATCAATGATAATACGCAAGGGCAAACGGTTTTAGAGTATTATAAGTTTCCTTTGAATATAAACGAAGAGACAGAAGATGATTTTTATTTGGAGTTGGACCAAGATGCTCAAAGTGTTTTGGTATATAAAGTAGCAAGTGATATTTTAAAGACAGACCCCAGCGCCGATTATTCAGCATTTGCTACGGAATATCAAAGAGTACTTCAATTGTTAGATAATAGACGAAATGTGCCAAGTGTTACGTTGAAGGAAAGTGAGTTTGATATATAGGAGGTTAAGATGGCAACAGGAATTAAAAGGGTATATACTAGTTTTTCTGGTGTGGATTTTTTGGAAGAACCAAGTCTTGTGTCTATTAATAGGAGTCCTGATGCGTTAAATGTTTGGAAGAATTATGAGGATACACAAGGTACTTGTATAGAAACAAGACCACGGTTTTAGAAAATTGGCACAAATCGGAGAGAAGATTAATGGATTATATGTTTATGATAGTAATATAGCTATTGTACATAGTAAGACAAAGTTATTTGAATGGAGCAATTTTCCAGATGAGCCGAATGAAGAGCATTTGAGAGAACTTTATAATGATATGAATGATAGGAAGAGTTGTTTTAATAAGGCAGATGCAGAAGAGAAATTATATATTAATGATGGTAAGAATTATTTGGTATATACTGGTTTAGAGGTGAAGAAGGTTTCAGAGGATAATCCTTTTGTGCCACGAACTTCAATAAGCAGGAAAGCTGGGAATATTGGTGGTGGAGAGACTTTACAAGATGTCAATATATTAACGCCAAAGAGAACTAATAGCTTTTTAGCAGATGGAGAGGCGAAGGATTTTTATTTGGATGCAATGGAGATTGATGATGCATTGGTTACAGCGATTGTGAATGATGTTGAAATGATAGAGGATACAGATTTCAAGGTAGATAGGTTGAAAGGAAAGGTTACGTTTAATGAGGTTCCTTCTAAACCTAATTTAAGTGGTGAGGATAATGTGTTTATTACGTTTTCTAAAACGATTGTAGGTTATGAAGATAGAATTGCAAAGTGTACGAATGCATTATTGTTTGATAATCGATTGTTTTTTACAGGAAATCCTGATTATCCTAATGCAGTATTTCATGCTGAATTAAGGAACCCTCAGTATATTTCGGATTTGAATTATTATGAAGATGGCTCTAAGGATGGAATAATTACTGGAATGACAGTTGGGAATAATATTTTGTGGGTGTTTAAGAATTTAGACCAGAATAATGCAAATGTTTTTTATCATGAGCCAATTACGGATACAGAACATGGAAGGATTTATCCAAGTAAACAAGGGAATGTAAGTGTTGGGTGTTATACAGGTAGTACGAATTTTCAAGATGATATTGTGTATTTGAGTAGATATGGTCTTGAAGGAATTAGCACAGAGAAGATTGATAGTAGGCAAGTGATAGCTCATAGAAGTTCTTTAGTGGATGTGAAAATGATAAATGAAGATAATTATTCAAATGCTACGATGGTTATTTGGAAAGGTTATTTGTGTATTTTAGTAGATGGAAGAATATATTTAGCAGATAGTAGGCAAAAGTATGCAAAGTTGGATAGTTTTGAGTATGAATGGTTTTATTGGGATATAGCTAAGGCAAATCCTAATGTTTTAAAGGAATATGATGATTGTTTGTATATAGGGGCTAAGGATGGCTCTATTTTTGTGGTAGAGGGTACGAATGATAATCAAGAAACAATTGTAAGTTATTGGACTACGCCTATGGACAATTTTGGATTTGAGAACCAACTTAAGACTACTAATAAGCGTGGTGGAATTGCTAAGGTTAAGACGATTCCAAATGGGATGGTTAAGATAGCAAGAAGGACAGATAAATCGCCAGAATACAAGTATACCACGCAGAAATCAGCAAATGGTTTTAATTTTAATAATATTAATTTTGCTAATTTTAGTTTTACGACAACTGATAAATTGCGTTTACTATACAAGATAAAGGAAAAGAAAATTATGGAATTGTCTTTAAAGTTTTATAGTGACGAAAAGGACAAGCCTTTTGGGATATATAGTGCAACAATTGAGGCTTTTGCAGGAGGATATGTTAAGAAATAGGAGGAAGTAATATGAGTTTACCAACATGTACAGTTAGTACAAATAATATACAGAATTTACCTGATGCACCTAATTTGTCATCAGATGAATTAAAGCAAAAGTTTGATAAAACAGGAAAAGAATTAAAAGATTATCTTAATTCGTTAATTTTAGAAATTGAAAAGGCAGATGAAGAAACGAAAAAAGCAATACAAAGTCAGATGCTTAAAACATATAAGTATGATGTAGTAACAAATTCTGTGATTGCTGAAAGTGAAGATTATACAATTCCAGAAATTTATAAGGTTAATACAAATGGATTAGATGTTTATTTCGAAGGAGAATTATTGATTTTAAATAAAAATTATCAAGAAAGAGGAACTGGAAACAGTAACAAGATAAGGTTTAATTTTGAAGTACCAAAGGATAGCAATTTAATTTTCGTAATAAGAAAATAGTTGGAGGTTAAAAATGGCAGGATATGAAGATTTAGACAATATGGTCAAAGAGCAAAATAATTTGTTACAACAGCAAGAACAAAAACAAAACGATATTATTAATCAGCAAACACAAATGCAGGTTGACGAAATAAATAGAGAAAAAGAGAAATTAGCTAAAGAGACGGATAAGACAACGCAAGGGTTGTATGCTAATTGGCAAAAACAGACTAATCAGTATGGTGCTGGAATGGAACAATTAGCTAGTCAAGGTTTGGCTAATTCTGGTTATGCAGAAACTACGAAGACGGCTCTTTATAATACGTATCAAAAGAGTGTTACTGATACTTTGAATAATTCTAAGGATTTGTATGCTGATTATAATTTTAAGATACAGCAGGCAAGACAGAATGGTAGTATTCAACAGGCTCAGTCTGCATTAGAGTTATATGCTCAAAGGGTACAGCTTTTGACTCAGAATTATGAGTTAAGACAAAACAGGGAGAAGTATTTGTATCAACAAGAACGTGATAAGATTTCTGATAGTCAATGGCAAAAGAC